AAGAGATTGAAACTAATGTACGTGGAGCAGGCAATGCAGCAGTACCACCATCACCAGCAGTTGCATATGCAGCCAACGCACTAGGCGGTGTTGTCGTATCTGAACAGAGTATTGGAGCACCAGCAGGTAACGGTGGCGGACAGCGCATGTGTCCTCACGGAACAATGACACGTATTCATGGACTAACAGGTAAGTTCGGTCCATACAAGGGTCACTTCTGTCCAGCACAGCAAGGCGACCCAACTAAGTGCACAACCCAGTATGTTAAGCAGAACCAGCCTGAGTGGAATACATTCCAGCCAGATAACACAAAGGGATAAATGAAAACATTACGCCGTAGTATCGGCAAGCCAGAGGTGGGGGGAGAACCATTACCCCCACCTTTTCAGGCTTTCCAGCGAGAAGGAATCATTCTGCGTCGAGCAGAAGTCACCGTCATAGCAGGTACTCCAGGCGCAGGTAAGTCATCTATTGCATTGCATATCGCAGCAAGACTAAAACAACCGACATTATATTTTTCTGCTGATACCAATGCACATACAATGGCAATGCGTTTGCTTGCTATGAAGGCTAAGATTACTCAGGCTCATGCTGAGTACATGCTCAAGACAGACCCAGTTAAAGCAGAAGGACTCCTTCGAGAGTTTAGTAATCTTTACTGGTCCTTTGAGCCTAGCCCTACCCTTAAGGATTTAGATGAAGAAGTATCTGCATTTGAAACCATGTGGGGTAGAAGCCCAACACTTATAGTTGTAGATAACCTTATGGATATTGCAATTGATGGGCATGAAGAGTTTGCTGGTATGCGTCAAGTTATGAAAGAGTTAAAATATCTTGCACGTGATACCAATGCAGCAGTCCTTGTCTTGCACCATACACAGGAAGGCGCACAAGGTTTCCCTTGTCAGCCACGTTCTGCGTTGCAAGGTAAGGTTGCACAAATTCCAGCAATGGTTCTAACCGTAGGTCAGATGATGCAGGGGCAAGATGCATACTTGTGTGTAGCCGCTGTCAAGAATCGCTATGGTAAAGCAGACCATACTGGTGCTACATATCTTTCATTATCATTTGAGCCTGGCTCTATGTATCTTGAAGATGTAGTCCGTGACTATAGACAGGTAGAGATGACAGTATGAGTAGTGCAGCCAAGGCTAAAGGCAGTGGAGCAGAGAGAGATGTAGTTGCATACCTCAAAGAGAATGGCTTCAAGTATGCTGATAGACGATTGGCTGGTGCTACCTTAGATAAAGGTGACATCTCAGGTATACCTGGAGTTACAATCGAAATCAAGAATCATGCCAAGATGAACTTGGCTGGTTGGCTAGAAGAATTGCTCGTTGAAATGAGCAATGACGGGGCATGGACAGGCGTGGTGTGGCACAAACGTAAAGGGAAGCGGAGCCCAAGCGAGTGGTACTGCACCATGCCTGGACATGTGTGGTTAGACTTATTGAAAAGAGCCATAGGTGAAACCAAGCATTGAAGAATATCTTCATTACATAGGCGCAACCGTGCCCGCTATGGGCAGCGGTTGGCGCAAGATGAAGTGTCCGTTCCATATAGATACACATGCAAGTGCAGCAGTAAACTTTGATAAGAACGCCTTTGTATGCCACGGCTGTGGTGTCAAGGGCGATACCTTTTCTCTAATTATGTATAAGGAAGGTGGCGATTACCGTGAGGCTGTCAAGTTCGCAACGTCAGTTCTTGCTTCAGGCAACACAGAGATACGGGGGAACGATAGAACTAGCAACAGAGTATCTGTCAAGCCGTCATCTCTCGGTAGAAGAGGCAAACATATTTCATCTGGGAGTGGTCGAAGACCCTCTTCCAGGTCATGAACCATATAAAGGTAGACTAGCAATCCCATACATAACACCATCAGGTGTAGTTGATATACGATTCCGTGCAATGAATGGTGAAGACCCTAAGTACATGGGATTAGTTGGTGCTAAAACTACAATGTTTAATACTAAGGCTTGCTTTGTTGCAGATAAATATATCTGCGTTACCGAAGGTGAGTTCGACTGTATTATGATGAGCGTTAAGACGCAGCATCCAACCATTGGTATTCCAGGTGCAAACAATTGGAAGCCACACTATGCAAAGATACTAGATGACTTCGAGATAGTTATTGTGCTAGCAGATGGAGATGCAGCAGGGTTAGAGTTCGGCAAGAAAATAAGTAGAGAACTAGGTAATGTCAATATCATCAGCATGCCTGAAGGCGAAGACGTTAACAGCATGATGGTCAAGAGAGGGAGCGAGTGGGTAGATGAGCGAATCAACGAGTGCATTTCCGCTGGATGAAAGTATTTGGGACCACATTAATCATATGCAATACACAGTTGGGATACCCGTGTCAGAGACACGCGTACTCAATATCTTAGGTGCATTGCAAGACATTTATAATACACTTGAGGACAATCCACAAGGTGGCAAAGAGTTACTTATAGGATTGGCTGCAATTCTGACAGCAGTTAAAGACGACAAGGCAGACCTAGTCTTTGAAGAGTTTATGGTGAAGGACACCATGCAAAACTTTGATAAGGGAATCGAAAACATATTAAATGAAAAATCCTGATGACGCTAAAGTCATTGTAAATCACCTACTTCAGACCCTTTACGACAAGCATAAAGACTACGGTCCTATGAATATTGCAGGCGCACCTGGCGGTCCGATGAACGGACTGCGTGTGCGCATGTATGACAAGTTGGCAAGACTTAATAACTTGTTAGATACTGGCGACACGCCAAAGTATGAATCAATTGAAGATACTCTACTTGACCTTGCAAACTACGCTATAATTGGTTTACTTGTTCAGCGCAATCAGTGGGCTGGCGTGTCAAACGGAGACAGTTATGAAGAGAGTCGTCGTCCTTAGTGACTTACAGATTCCTTATCAAGACAACAAAACAGTAGATGCCGTTATAGACTTTGTTAAGTACTACAAACCAGATGAACTCTGGTGTGTTGGCGATGAACTAGATGCACCAGAACCTAGTCGTTGGAACAAAGGCATGGCTGGCGAGTACGCAGGTACTCTTCAGCAAGGCATAGATGATACACAAGAAATTGTATCTCGATTTAAAAAAGCACTAGGCAAGAAACCATTCTATATCCAACGGTCTAATCACACGGACCGTATTGATACTTATATTCGTAAGTATGCCCCAGCGTTCAGCAGTCTCAAGTCATTAGAGATTGAAGAACTACTGGGGTATAACTCTTTAGGGGTAACTTACTTACATAAGATGCATGAGTTACTACCTGGTTGGGTTATGGCGCATGGAGATGAGGGTAAGTTATCTCAGACTCCAGGAAGCACAGCACTGTCATTAGCAAAACGTCTAGGCAAATCAATTGTGTGTGGACACACGCATAGAGTTGGTTTACAACATGAAACTGTCGGCTTCTATGGTAAAACATCTACCTTATTCGGATTAGAAGTCGGGCATATGATGGACATAAAGCAGGCTGATTACCTATCAGCAGGCACCGCTAATTGGCAGCAAGGCATTGGCATCTTGGTGGAGGACAACAAGAAGGTAGTGCCTTATGCTGTGCCAATTATTAATGGCGAGGTAATCTTGCCCTAATGAATTACATTAATGAGTATAACGATTTGGTACAAAACCTTGCATCTGAATATGCACGTAGATACAGTATGGTTGAACGTGATGACATCGGGCAAGAGTTGTGGGTGTGGTTTGTTGGACATCCGCGCAAGTACAAAGAATGGTCTGAGTTAGAACAGAAAGACCGAGACAAACTTATTGCTAAGTCATTGCGTAACGCTGCTCTTAAGTTCTGTGAGAAAGAGAAAGCAAAGAAAATTGGATACGATATGTCTGATTTATACTACTATGACGTGTCTGTTATCGAGGCTTTCTTACCATCAATCATTGGGGAATCATATGAAATCCCAACAAAGATTAAAGACTTAGGTAATGCTATTAAATCTACTGAGATTTCGGATGGTAACAATTGGTTATCATTGCGCTCAGATATAGCATCGGCTTACTACAAACTATCAGAAGCAAAGCAAAACATATTACGCTTGCGCTTTAGCATAGAACAACCAGACTGGTCATCACTAGCAAAAGAGATGGACAGTACGCCAGATGGCGCACGTATGAAAGTTCAAAGAGCAATAGGTTCTTTAGTTAAAAATCTTGGTGGATGGAGACCATATCATGACGCGGACAATGTTGAATCAGAGCCACAAAGCGAAGGCGGAACAGAGCATGATAGTGAATTATCTAGAGTGGCTGACGATGCATGAGTATGAAGCAGACGAATGACTTAAGAGGGACACCTACATTTGCTTGCATATGTGGTTGTCTTATGTTTGAAGTTACTGTAATGTGGGACCAAGAGACAAGGGAAGTATCATGGTATGACCTTGCTCAGAAGTGCAAAGAATGTGGGACAGTAACAACAGCACCAACGCCTATTGATTGGATGGATTGCGAGTAATGCCTTTATATGATTTCAAATGCACAACTTGTAGTGAGGTAGTAGAAATAAATGAGAACATACCACCGATTTGTTCTACATGTAGTAGCACTATGCAGCGCATATGGTCTGCTCCAGGGATTAAGTTTAATGCACCAGGCTTCTACTCAACAGGAGGATAAAGATGTACGACTTCACGACTGAAGCCAATTGCAACGGTATTGACACAGAACTATTCTTTACAGATGAAAGTAAGACCTACCCTCAGATGCCTCTTCTTAAAAGAGTATGTGGTAACTGTCAAGTACGAGTCGAGTGTCTTGACTATGCCTTGCACCATGCAGTGCTAGGTTGGTGGGGTGGGACATCAGAAAAAACACGCAGAGAATTACGACAAAAACTTAATATCACACCAGAACCAGTACTAGTCTCAGAGAAATGGATAGCATAAATGATTTATGAAATTGCAGTAGGAGCGTTTATTGCCTTGGCACTATATGACTTTGTTGAGTACCTATCAATCGAGGTTGCTCGTCGTGTCAATATCAAGCGCACACAGAACTACATTAAAGAAATGCTTGACCTATATGATGACCAAGACGAGTACGTTTTTGAGTCAGCCAAGCCTCGCAAGAAGGCTGCGGTCAAGAAGAAGCCAGCAGCAAAGCGTAAGTAAAACAGAAAAAGACCCCCGTCAGGTAGGTTAATGTACCTGAACGGGGGCTTTTGTGTCTCTACGGGGCTGCTACGCCCCTAAATCGTGGTGTTTTTACTTGCTTCCGCGTCCGAATTCCTTGGACTTAGGGTCCAAAGCCTTCCAAAGTGGGGCAATAAATGCAGATGCAAATGCATATGCTAGTGTCTTAGGGTCTGTGACCCCTGCTGCGTAGAGTGCCACCACTGATGGCACGGCTGCGCGTGCGTATGTTGTTGCAATTGCTACTAACTTCTTGCTATCCATGATGCTCCTTATGATTTGAAGACAGGCTTGCCAAAGCCTACGATATAAACTGGCAGGGACTTCTTAAGTGCTGGTCCATTCTTGACCTTATATGCACGCTTCTTTAGGCAGACTTCTCCGCCATTGCGTTGGTCTCCCTTTTTATCTGGGCTAGTATTTCCCTCAACACAGATTACAGTTCCGTCTCCGTTGTCCCTAGCCACGATTCCAACGTGACTAATGCGGTCAATACCATCGTTGGGAAAATCAAAGAAAACAATATCGCCAGGTAGTGGAGTCGCTTCATCTACTTTTTCCCATTGACCTTTCTTAATAAATGCTTGCGCACCTGCAAGTGTGCTGACTACATTAGGAATCTTTAGTCCTACTTCATTGGCACACCACATTACAAATGACCCACACCAAGGTAGGAAGTTAGCCTTTGTAAATGCTCCGTATTTCGTTTCGTTATCTTTAGGTCCTTCAATCACGCCAATCTCTGCACGTGCTGTCTTAATAAAATCGTTACGCTGACCCATGTTATTCTGCCTTCTTATCTACTTTAGCAAATGCTTGGTTAATTTCATCTGCTGTTAGACTTCCATCAGCAAGAAAGAAACGAGCAAGTGCTTCGATTACAGTTGCTGCGCCTAGAGCGCCAGCAAGTACTGCTGCCTGCCATACTTCAATGCCAACCAATGAACCAGCACCGATTACGCCAAGTGATTCGGCTGCAATTACTGCAACAATACGCAGCATTACATTCTTAAATGTTTCCATTATTAGTCTTCCTCTTCATCAATCCACTCTGATATATCTATATCAGGAGTTGGCATACCCCAACTTGGTTCTGGAATTATAAATCCAATTGCCATCATTCATCCTTTAAGTTACGTAATTTAAATGTGAGTGACCAGATAATTAGACATATAAAAATTGAATAACCAACTACGGTTTTGGCAGAACCTTCAAGTACTACCCATGCTACAAACATTCCGAGCAGGGTCCATAGTTGGTTTGCTATATCTGAAAAGAACTTCTTCATTATGGCTTTCTCCTATATGCTGATACAGCAGCAGCCGATGCTGCTGCCTGTGTTGCTATGCCGCCTGCTATGATTGCAGATACAACTACATCTTCTGCTGTCTCTCTAACTTCAGGAAGTAGGTCAGCACCGACACTACCGAGTGCTGCAAGTGCAGCACCTGGGTTGGTAAACAATTCTTGTACTAGTGCAGCAGGGTCTTGCAACAGAGCAACAGCAATTGCTTCTTCCGCTGTGACTACTACGCCGTTATCCAACTCAACTGGAGTTGATGGTGGTAGACTTTCTAGATTAACATTATGAATACTTGGGGGTTGCAATGGAGTATCAGGCACTGATGGTTGTACGGGCGCTGGAGTTGGCTCTGGCAAAGGCTCAGGATTTACTACAGGCGGTACCTCTGGGGCAACCTCAGTCGGAGGCTCAGGTGCAACTTCTGGTGCAGGCTCTGGTGCAGGTTCAGCGACAGGCTCTGGCTCTGGAGCAGGTTCTGGCGCTGGTTCCTCAACAGCAGGAGGCTCTTCCGCAGGAGCAGGAGGTTCCTCTACTGGAACTGGGAGTTCCGCAGGAGGTTCTTCAACCAATGGAGGCGCTGGTTCAACAGGAATTGGAGAAGGTGTTTCAACTCGCACTGGCTGTGGCTGAGGCGCAGGTTGAGGTGCTGGCTGCGGAGCAGGTGCGGGAGTTGGTTCAGGTTCCACTACTGGAGGCTGACTTGGAATTGGAGAAGGAGTAGGGGATGGTTCAGGATTTGGTTCTGGAGTTGGGGTCGGGCTGGGTGATTGGCTTAATTCTGGGGATGGTGACGGGAGCGGTATTGTCTCTGGTTCTACTGAAGGACTCGGGGTCGGTGTGGGTGTGGGAGGCAAAGAAGGTTCAGGCGTTGGAGTCTGAGTTGGCTCAGGAGAAGGAGAAGGTGAAGCGCTATCGCTCGGTGTTGGGCTAGGTGAAGATACTGGTTCTGGTGTCAGAACTGGTACTTCTTCTACTCTTGTAATGTTTGCTTCTTCTAATGGAACAACAGTTCCATCATTTAATACTGCACCAGTTCGGGTCCAGTTGTACTCGCTGTAATCTCTACCGCTTAAAACATAAGAGATTGCTACTGTTCCATCAGTATTAATTGCTGCGGTAATAACAATATTGGTAGTCTCAGGGTCACTAGTCAAAAAAATAGGGCGAGCAGAAATATCTACCTGAAATCCGCCATCACTTGCACTGATGATTAAGTGCTCATCATTACGTTGGTTAGGATATACAACCCAGTCCATTGACTGAATAGAGATACTAGGTGTTGCTGGATATGTCCAGTATGTACCATCTGGCTGACCAAATGTAATAACACTATTGGTTGTTGCATATATTCTATCGTATTGCACGCCATCATAAGTGATGGCTGTAGTAATTGGTACTTGATAAGAGACATCGTCTCCACCACAAGTTTCCAATGTAGTTACAGTTGGTGTCTCACCTTGTGCTGTTGGCTCAATAGCAGCAGCAATAGTTGCAGCCTGTGCTGATGTAACACAAGCGGACATTGCTGACTGAGGTAAACCAAATAAAGATGTTCCAAATAAGATTAAGAATACAGCGTACTTACTTGCCTTCCCTCTCGCAGAGGATAAGGTAAATCTGGTCAACGCGTTGTTCAACTCGGTCCAATCGTTCGGTGTTGATATTAACTGCGTCCCTCATTGAACCGCCACCATTTGGTTTAAGTTCATCTAAGTAGTGCTTAACTAACCATCGAATTGCTGCTGTAAATCCAGCGATTAAAGTCATTACGGCAACGGCAAAGCCTGCCCATTCTGCAGCAGACATTACACCGTCCTAATCGTAATCTGTAGAACGCCACCAAAGCCATCAAAGCCTTTGTCAGGTGGAGTCATACGCGTAAATTGGATTTGTTCTATGACAGCCTGACGTGACTCACCAGTTGTTAAGTCTTGCCATGTAAGTACGTCACCCGATTCTTCTACATTTTCAAGTGCATTAATACGAGCCAATGCTCTTCCTTCGTAACCTACCTGTACGTTAAACCTATCTGTTTCTATATCAAAACAATAAACAGGAAATTGCATTACGCGCTGACGCGGGGTAGCAATAGTAGCCTTAGCCTGGTAGCCCTTGAAAATTGGACCGAGGCTAGATGTAGTTGAATCTCTATATAAAATAAATTTATAAGCAAGATATTCTTGTGCTGTAGCAGGAGAAGATGTTGTTACTTCTACTGGAGTAATAGTTGAATCGTATGAAATGTGGTCGTATTCAATACCATTTTTATCTACTGACTCTAGTGTCATAGAGCCATAAGTAAAGTCACCACGTCCAAGAAGACGCTTGAAATTCTTAGGTTCTAGTGTTCCATAACGAATGTTACCTGTTGTTAAGTAGCCAGATGTTCTTAGGGTTGACTCATCTTCCATGTAGACATAACCAGAACTACCTGTGTATGCAGTAGAGAAAGCAACACGGTTAGTGTTGCCAACAAAAGAACATGATGTTGTCTGGAATCCAGTAACTCCATCATAGTAAACGTCATTAGCATAAGCATGACGCAGTGTTTCAAGGTCGTTGCCAAGGTCAATACGGGTAAGACCTGGCTCTCCACCAACAGATGTTGTTGCCCATACAAAACGGTCACGTGCACAGAAGTCATACACTGGCTGAGATGTCTCAAGAATAAGTGGTCCATAATTTATAGAACCGTCTTGGTCTGAGATGCTGGCAGCACGAATACCCTTGTTAGTGCCAATCATCATGTAGTCAAGGTAATAAAAAATTTTATGTATCTGCTCACCAGCGGGCATTTCTGCCGCTACAATTGCAGCGGTAAGCGCTGGCATACTACCAGTGCTAGTCACCAATGTGTACTTCTCAATAGAGGAACGTAACCCATTGAAACCTGAAATGTAAATAGCAGGACCAGATGCTGTAATACTTGTATAGATGTGACCAGTTACTGTATTTGTAAACACAAGTGTAGGGGTTAATGCTGTTATGCCAGTAGGAAATTCGTATACTTTATTTCCAGCACAAAGGATAATACGTTCTTTAACGTATTCAATAGTAGCATTTGTAATTATATCTGATGTGTCAAATATTTTTACTTCATCTGATGTATCAGCAGATGACCCTGAAAGGGGCTTAGCATACACAGTCATCTTAGTTGTTCCACCAGATGTTTTATTAGTTACCCAATAAGCATTGGTTCCATCATCGCAAATTGCGTATACTGGATAGACACCAGAACCTGCATTGTAATCAATAAAGTGAACTGGATTGCTAGGGTCATTTATTTTAATCTTATCTACATCATACTCATCATGTAGTAGCAAGCCTTGATAAGTTGTACCACTAGTAGTCCATTGAATAGAACGTAGTTGCTGTTGGCTAACACCATTAGACGCAATTGGACCTGTTGTATTATGACCTTGAGTACATGACTTAAGTAGTGTCACTTGTCCTTTAGTCCATACGTTAACACCCTTGCTATCATTAAAACGATAGTGACCTAGTTCATCATTGGTTAATGGGTCGTAAAAGTTAATCCCTGAGCCAGAATGAAATGACATCTGACTGCGAATCCACCAACCAGTAAGCGATTGCTCACCAGGTTCAGTACCATTATCAAACTGGTCTTTACGAAATGGCGCAGTCTGACGAATGTATGGACGCGTGTCATTAATTGCATAAATAAATGGAAGCCCACCAATTGCAGTATCATATGCAATATCAGTATTTTGCCAGATTGCTGTAGAGGAAACTACACCAATGTCAACTGCAACGGCACGGGTACTTCGACCTTCGGTTATATCTCTGCCTGCCAAGGCGAACCTCCACTACTAGAATTAAATTAAAGAACGATTGTTGCTGCTTCTTCTTCGGTCAATGCTTGACCAGCAATTAACTTTGCCTTAGCAGATGCCTTAAGCGCAGCAAGTGCTGCTGCTGCAGCCTCTTCTTCTTCACGACGTGTTGCTGCTTCAATGCCAGCAAGTTCACGTTCGTTAATCTCATCAGGAGTCAGGTCGATATACTCCTGCTTGCCTGTTGCTAAATCGACTACCAGTTTCTTAGGCTTAGTTGTCATAGTTAATTGGCTCCCAATCTACAAGTTCTTCATTCCATTGATACATAACTCCATCAGTCGGATACTTGATTGGTGCTACCCATTGGGCTGCACGTGTAAGAATCCAAGATGGATAAGGCTGTGGTGCTACGAACCAATCTTCTACAGGGTCATAGGTGTAACCCACTCCTGCGTAATTCATACGTATGCGATTGTTGTAACTTGTTTGAATCCATCGTCCACCTAGACCAAGTTCGTCACGGAGATATTCTTCTCCACGATATTCCTGGTCATCAGGAACTACAAGGACGCGAGTTACAATATTGTTCTCATCTACTTCTGCAAAATGTGCCATTGTATTTTCCTTTACGCTGCTGAATATCTAATAATAATTACACCTGAACCACCTGAGCCAGATACGCTGCTTCCGCCACCGCCTCCAGAACCTGTGCCAGCAGTTCCTGATACTGGACTTGTTGCGTCACCAGCACCACCACCACCAGAGCCACCTGCGCCTCCAGCGCCTGATGCGCCTGAGCCGCCACCGCCTCCTGCAATGTATCCACTAGCACCTAATCCAGTATTGGTAAGAACAGAAGATAATGCTCCCCAGTTGGTTACAGTATTTACACCAGCACCACCAGGAGGGGGGGTTCCAATAGAACCATTGCCACCAGCAGCGCCTTTACCACCACCGCCACCGCCGTTTCGTGCAACGCCGCCACTAGAATCTTGACCGCCAAGACCACCATTGTTACCTTGACCAGATGTTCCAGTTCCGTATGTGTTACCAGTACCCCAAGCAGAACCACCACCTGAACCACCATTAGCACCACTTACGTAAGCAGAACCGTTATAGCCACCGCCTCCACCACCGCCGACGGATGCTGTTAGTGAAGAAAATTGTGAGTTGCTTCCGCTATTAGGTCCACCATAAGTAGCCAAACCTGCGCCACCCGCGCCAACTGTTGCGGTATAACTTGTTCCATTGGTTAAAGCCTGAGATGCAAAAGCAAGTACACCACCCGCACCTCCGCCACCTGCTGCTGTACCACCTGCACCACCACCTGCTACTTGCAAGACGTCGCAAGTCAAGTTGGTTGCAGGTACAAATGCACCAGTTGATAGGAAAGCGTGATACCAATATGTACCATCGGTTTTAATTATATCTCCACCACTAGCCTTTGGAGCGATAGCAGGTGTAGTGCCTACTGCTGCTAGACCGTAGAGTGAGAAGGTGCTGTACTGGACGAATGATGCACTTGCTTCTGCTGTAAATGT